TAAAATTGCTTTCTCGCTCTGCTCGCATAAGCAGGAAGGAAATACTATTATTTCGGACCTGAGGACTTAGGATATCGTCGATAACGTGTCCGACTTCGTGGATAAAGGTGTCCCTATCTGCATAGTATCCCATCTCGATCATCCGTAGAGACGGCGAATAATGACTTCTCCACCCTGTCTGATATCGCCAAGGGATATCATAATGTCCGGGGTTGAGTGGGTCTCGGTCGAGCCAGCTTACCGGGATCATGTCATTAAGCCACGGCATCGAGTCGTTAATGTACCCCCTAATCCGCTTCTTTTTATCCGTGGTCCACTGCTTGACTTTATTAACGCCACGCTGTTGGGGATTGCGGTCATGTCCGATGGTTCCCGTCTGATCCGGCTTAAGGATTTTAATGATGGCCTCCCGCTCTCGGTCGTTGATATCCTGTAGGAGATTGCTCCGTAACTTATCCAGCTTCTCCCACTCAGCTTGAACCTCCATATATTGCTTCCGAGCGATTGGTCCATCGAGTTTCAAGCGCACCTTCTGTTCCTCTAACTTGTCCATCTGCACCTTGATCTCTTGACGGCGCTCCCGTATGGTTTTACGCTCTAGTTCGAAGTTCCTGCGGATGGCTCTAATTTCCGCTCGGATCGACTTCATATCACCTTCACGCCACGCTTTGAACTTCTCTTCGAAGGATTTCATTTCTTCTGAGCTAGACAGCTCAGGCGGCGGCCCCGCTCTGGTGAGTTTCTCTTTTTCTACTGATGCATCCACTAGTCCGGTCAGGTCCTCGATAGGACCCCACTCCTCTCGGTACGGTACGGACCTACATCGACAGTTGATCCGCATCCCGGGGCTCAATCCGGGATCCACCGGGAACTGACAGGGCTCGCCGCCAACTTCAAAGTTCCCGTTATACGGGACGATTTGTCCGTGAGCATCTAAATGCTCATCCCGGCATCGATGATCCCCGGTCGCCATCCAGACCTTTTTCAGATCCTTAAACATTTGGTCACCAACTTGTTGCATACGCTCGTGGTGCGCCATATTCATCGTGCCCATCATCTCGGTGCGAACGATACGCTCCGCCTTTGCCGACACTCCGGTCGTCCCGATTTCTCGGAAGCCCGCCAGATCTCGCAGACCGACAATGTTAGTTATTCTCTGCATGACTTGGAAGGGTCGACGTTGAAGCATTATTCCCTGCATGACTTCCGTCCGGCAGGCTGTTATCATTTGAGCGGTGACATCCTTAATTAAGTCGAAGGTCATCCCGGTCTGAAACGCCGCCATCTCTCCAGGGAGAACTGCTATTCCCGGTGCAAGCCCATACTCGAAAGCCATCAAGAGCTGGTCAAAGTGAGCGATAGCGTCGATATAAGCGGCTTCGATTGTCCCCGGCAGACCGCCCAACATCTGAGCGGAGAACTCGGCGGACAACGCCTCGAACTCCCGCATAATCCGGTTGACTTCGTTTATGTGTAGGTTAGCGCCCTTAAGGTACGAGCGGAGGTTCCCGTGGAAGGTCGACATATTCCGGAGCATATCCCGGACAACGTCATCCGCAATCCCCTCCGCTCGTAGGAGTTCCTTAAGAGCCGCTACATATTGCTTCTTTGGCATTATAGATCGTCAGGTGGTACGGGAGCTGGTTCGGGAGTTTCCTCCGGCTTCGGCTCCGGGTCTGGCATGTGCGACTGATCTTCCGCCTCGGACTGTGACGGCGCCTCATCAGAGGTTTCCCCGTAGGTGATATTCACCCCCGGGATCCCACCTATCATCGAGTCGATTTGAACGACGATCTCCACCGCCACTCGGTCGATGATCTTAATGTAGGACCCATCGAGTCCGTCGACACGATCTGCCTGAGCTAGTGCGAGCCCCAGATTACGCAGATACTCAACTTCAGACTTACTTAGTACAACCATCGTTATTTCTCCTTTCCGGGTCGGGGTTGTGATTTTTGTAACATATCCTTCCCAATCCCGAACTGACTTAGATCCTGCCCTCCCGCCCCAGGGCCTCCGGGATCCTCTTCGTCGTCTACTAATCCGGTGGTGGGGATGACAGGTATCTTAGAAAGCTCATCGACAATTTCGTCGATGTCTAACTTAACCCCTAGGAGTTCCGCTAGGGCATTAATTATCTCGACCGCCGATTTATCCGGTAATACCTGCTGTGTCCGAAGCAGGGTGACGGCTCGGCTGACGAGCTCGAAGGCGACCGCCGCTGTGCGGGTATCACCTACGTTCACGTCCGGCATCTTGATATCGAAGGCTTCTCGGGCCTGTATCTTAGTCGTCGTATCTCGCCCCCATTGATCCTTCAGGGTGAACTCCTTCTTAAGTTTTCCTAGGGAAACTTTGACATCTATCTGGTACTGACAAAGAGCCGTCAGCATATGCCGCACGTATTCCTGTCGGCGCACCAACATCTTATGAGTTGGTTGACCCATCGACTCCGCCGTTGAACGATTTGTATACCCACCCTCTGATACCCAATGTTCAGGGACTCGGGATCCGCCCGTAATGAACAGACGGAGCTGACGAATGATCGTTTCTAAATCCGCCGTACGAAGCTCTGGATTTAGGGGCTCGAGTTGCACTCGCTCGTTTGTGGCAAATGCCGAGTTGGGTTGCATATCGGTGACTTTCTTGAGTTGGGTCCGCAAGTTCGACTCGGGATCCGGACTGTCCTCGGATCCGCCTTCAACCGTTAGATGCCAAGCGTACATATTGAGTAGGGCGATATGTTCCGCCCCATCGAAAAAGAGCTGGTCGAAACGGTCGAGCCAGTCGATAGACGGTAGTAGGTCCGGACGACCACGCTTCCCGTTCCGCATTTTATTAACCTGGAATAAGAAACACTGTCCATCGTACTTTGAGCCCTCTTCGATCTCCGCTTCCTTAATAAGGTCATTGGAAATCTTACCTTCTGCCCCCTCACTGACCTTAAACGTCTTGAGGTTGGTTGGTATCGTTTCATCTATTGTCGCTACCATCGCCTCCGACAAACGCTCTTCCCGCTCACCCGCCTTAGCGACGAGCTCGGCGTACTTCGCCAAGTTCTCCGATCCACGATAAGGCTCACCTCGGCGTTCCATCTTAATCACCTTATAGATCTTAGGTCCCCCCTCACCAACATCCTCCTTCGTCTTGATAGCGATAACGTCCTGTATATTGTCGGGATCCGTTAGTATGGCGTCGATATCGGATGGATCCAACGTGCCGAGCCGCACCAATCCGCTGGCTGTCCCGCCGACGTCACGACCGGATTTGACGAATGTCAAAACGACCTGCTCGCCAAACAACCCGAGCTCCCGTACTAGGGAGTCGAGCCCCTCGCCGTCGAGTTTGTTAACGGGGTCCTTAACGAAATCATCCAACACTTCCTGGATCTCTTCGTGGGTGGAGTGGAACTCGACTCCGTCACCAACGACGTAATCGACCATAATCTCGGTCAGCGCCTTAGCTATAGGATGAGTATTCCAAAGCCGATAAACCGCCGCTATCGCTTTCTCCTGTGATGCGCTCGACAAATCCCGCTTTGCCCGTTGAGCTGTCCGATAGCCGTAAGCTCCGATGGATCCGTCTGGGTAGGAGAACCCGATTTCGTCCTCCGCTCCGGGAATAGCTGCTTCGTGAAGTCCGTCCTCGACGCCCTCGTTGTAGCCTCGACGCCATCCTTCCCGCATGTCTTTATTCCGTTCACGTATCAACTGCTCGGCGGTAACGCCGCCCAATCGGGCGATTAATCGTTCACCTAGTGTTAATTTATTTTCCATCTATTTCCTCCCGCCTGCCCGTGTACCCATCCGATGGGTACACGTCCAGAGCTGATAATATCTGCTCCACCGCCTGTTCCGGTGTAAGTAGGTCGGTGTCGACCGTAAAATCCGGACTCACGGGTGGGGTGTAGGGGCGCTCACTGCCCCAATCTAGGCTGTCTCGTTTCACATAAATCCAAGTTATCTCACGCCCGCTGTCCGACTCCGCTAACACTCGCAGGGTGTGGAACGGGGCGATTACTGCTACCAATACCGTATGTCCTCGGGCGGCTAAGATCCCAGCCAATCGACCGACTCGTCTACAATGCCGTGTTCGGTCGAGTGGTCCGAAACCTTCATATTTACTAATGGAAGCCCGCATCTCGTCGCCGTGTAGGACGATGGATCCGGGTATAAGGGGCTCGAGCATATCCGCAAGCGTCGATTTGCCAGATCCGCTATTACCCGTCAGCCAAATGATACGCCCGTTGGATCGTATCGCCGAAGCGCTGATTTTCTCGTGTCCTGTATCGACTGACCGCACCCGCCATCCAGGGGTCCGCCCGTATACTATCTCCTCGAAGTCCGGGATAGGGTTGATTATCACGTTTTCACTATCAGTGAAAACTTCTCGTATCATGTTTGCACGTTCCATGAAAGAATATGGATTGTCCGGACTTATTACCGTATCCCTAATGAGCACCAACACTCGCCTTCCTTCATCTAAGAGCCGCTGAATAATCGCTCGATGTCCGTCGTGGAAGGGCTGAAAGCGGCCGGGAAACAAAACGACTTGTTCGTCGGAGTTAGCGTCCAACGTTACTGTTACTTCGACTAGGTCCGGGGTAGGGCGATCAAACGTCGGCGGCGGGGAATAGATAATATCCGGCTGTATAGCAGTATTAGACTCGTCGACGGGTAGGCGGCAATGCTCGCATCCGCCAGTCAACCCACACTTCATCGGACAAGGACTAAGAAACATGTGATCCGTCATCCGGCTCCTCCTTGCCGCATAAGATAAGTGGGCTGTCGTTCAACCCGGGGGTAGATGACAGCTTGCGCTCAATCACCCCGGCGGACTCACGCAGGCGGGCGCTAATCTGCGACGCTAGGGTATCGGATATAACGATAAACCGCATCCCCTCGGGATCATCGACCGCTTCGCCCTTTCGGTCAGCTTTATCAAACGCTGTCGCCATCAGCCTCAGCCATCCGGCGACCGAACTTAGGTTAGTCATCGTACTCTCCTCTCTATATACCAATCTAGGATCTGCTCAAGGATCCGGATTAATCGCTCGTAGATCCGCCCCCGTAGACCCAATCGAAACATTAGCTCCGACGGGTGCTGTGTCGGGATACCGATACAATCGAAAACCGACCTGCTGTGCCGGAGCGACCGCCATCCCGCAGTGGAAAAGCATCTCGGCGAAGGGGGTAGGTTCTTATTGGCCCGTAGGCGTAAAATCACGCCTAAATCGGCTATTGTTGTTGGATCCTCGGCCAATAACTGTGCGAAGGATCCACATAATCCACGCATATATCTAGGCTCTAGGCATGAAAGCAGGCGTAACACCCGGCTGGGGGTTATCTCTACACGTGTGCTGTACCAGTGTTCATCTCGAGTTTCGATACAAAGTGGGGCAGATCCCCGCCCCGTAATAAATATCCCTATTTTACGCCTATATTTCACGCCTAAACGAAGGGGGGTAG